CTTTAGTTTTCCATTTAAATCTCAATCCTTTATTTTCAGGAAGTTCTTCAACATTATGTGCTTTAACTGCTAACCCTCTTTCTAAACGTTCAATTTCAATATTTGGAAGTTGCATACATCCGACAATCCCTTTAGTAGAATCTAATTTTAAATAAACAAAATTATCACCATACTTGCAGGTGTTTCTTGTCCACATTGGTAAATTTGTATTAATATCTAATGAATTATTAAATAAATCTGTTAATATTGATTTAATACGTTTTGATTCAGAATATATTTGTAACATATATCCATTTTGGTCAACAGTTGTTGATTCTTCACCATAAATGTCTAAGGCCGCTGAAATTTCAGGTGTATATTCCATAGATTCGTAATCGTAAAATGAAGCTAAACGGGTTGGTTCATAATAAACCGCCTGAGTATAAAGATTACTTTCAATTTTAGTCCATTGATTAGACAAATAGAAAGTTTGTTGGGCTTGTAATTTTTCTTTTTCGTATTCTTCTTTTGAATTAGTTTTAAGAAGTTCTTTTTTATCGAATTTATAAGTTGGGTAGTCTTGGTTTAGTAAAGCATTTGGGCCAAAAGCATTTTGTAACCTTTGCCAAACTGTCATTTTATTTTTATCGTTATTTTCCATCCCTTAAAATTTAACCTTTAATATTATTAATTAAATAGTTTAACTTATTCAGTTATTTTTATTTTTTTGGGCTTACATTATTTTGACCTGTTCCTTGTCCATTTACATTACCACTAACATTAAACGTTTGTACGTTTTGTCCTGGAACAATTAATTTACTACCCCCTATTTTTTTACCAGATTTTTTTCTTGCTGTTAATCCCATAACAATAAATATTGCCTTTTACTAAATAACCAATCATATTTTATATTTTAGACCCGTACTTTTGGTAAAAGTATTCCAAGATATCGAAATTCATATGCTGTATACCTTTTGTACATTCAACATGTCCAGCATACTTTGATTCGTCTTTATTTTTACAATACCACTTTAATCTATTTTTAACAGCTCCGTAGAATCCGTTAGACCCCCAGTTGTTTGGGTCACAAACTAAATAAGTGTTTGCCCCAAATGTTACATCTGTTTTATATGTTGATGGGTCAATTAAACCTACCAACTTTAATGATGAATCATCAGCATGTTCCCAAGTTTCTCTACCTCCTTGTGAGAACCCTGCAATAGATGTTACAACCGCACCATCAAACTTTTCTTTAACATACTTACGAACATTGTCAAGGGTATTCATATGATGGGTAATAACAATTATTGCGTTATTACTATATGGTTTTAAAAATTTAACATACTTTTGAATTGCTTGAGGGTTCGCTCCGCCTTTATTATATGATGAAGTACTAGCCCCACCAAATAATACGTGGACATTTTTACCCTTGTATCCCGATTTAATAATTGAATATTCGTTGTCATTTGTTACATCGGCAGAAACCTCACTATTATTATTTTCCTTTGGTGTTGTAGATTTTACCTTTTTACCAGGGGTCTTTAACTTAACTAACGTTTCTTTATTAACTGATGATGATACTTCTAATCCTCTATCTGATTGGAATTGTTCTAAAACTTTTTTAGTTTTTGGTCCAAATAAACCATCAATGCCACACTTACCTAAATCATAACCTAAACCATCAAGTATTGTTTGTAGTTCGGTTACAGGATTTCCTTTATGTCCAATTCTAATAACTATTGAATTATTTTTTATTATCTCATCAAATGTAGGAGATTCACTATAGTTTTTTGTTGGACGACAACCAATTTTCTTAAATTGTTTAACTGTTTCTTTTTCTAATTTTGGTTCAACTTTACCTTTTGAATAATAATCATCAATCTTTGAATCTGGTATAGGTTTTTTGGAAATAATTGAACCACTTGATTCTCCCCCTACGTAATATAAATGCCAAGGTTCGGCTTTACGTAAAACTCCATCAAACGGATATGATATTTTAAAACCAAAGTTACCACAGTTATTAACTACCCATTTTTTAACATCAGAGTTTACATTCCACCAACTAGGTTCAACACTTACAATATCAAAAGTTTTACCTGTATGATGTTGTGAAAATCCTGGTAACGCTGAATATTTTTGTCTTTGACTAACTCCACCATCTCTTGCGATATTACTACCAAAAGTATCAACTTGTTTATCATAACTTCTATATGCTGAAATAACCCCTTTATTAATCTTTGGGAAAGTTCGTTTAAGTTTACTAACTAACTTATCTATTTGTTCTCTCGCTTTTGTGTCCTCACCACCATTATCTTTATAGTATTGACTTTCTTGTTTTAACTCGTCCTTAACATTGGAATCAGTAATTTTAACATTGTATTTTGTTTCAACCGACCTTAATTTAGTTTTAATAATTTCTGGAATATTAACAGTAATATCCTCATTGAGGATTCCCATTAACTCTTTAACCCTAATTATTTCCTCATTAATCAAATTTTCCATTTCAAACCAATTTTAGTTTAACTATAAATACAACATAATAAAAAAAAACTTAGTTATTTAAAAATATACTTACAAGTTTGGGCTCCGTTAATTCTATAACAATAATATTACCTTTTACCAAATAACCAACCATATTTCATATAATCGTCTTTAGAAACATTTTGTGAGTTAGTTTGGTTAATTTTTTCTTGTAAATTTGGAATGACCGGATTAAAAGACAATAAATTAGTTTGAAAATCATTATTACTAACAGACCAAGACTCTAACATGGCTTTTGTGTGTTCAGTAACTTTTGTTAAATTTGAAAATGACGATTCGGCAACATAACAAGCCATTGAAATAGACATAATTAAATCATCATGGTGTCCTTTTTGATGGTCAGGTCTACCACTAATATAAATAAACGTATTCATTTCATTGAATAAACGAGAACTATAAATTTTAAATTCATGTCTCATTGATTCTTCAAATGCGGCAATAATTTGAACTCGTTTATTATTAAAATTTATTCCTGGAATTTTTTCTCCTATTTTAGAATCGTATTTCCATTTATTATTAACATCAACACCATCAACATATAAATTTTTATAACCAAGTTCTTGCATTTTTCTAGCTGTTGAAACTCCCATTCCTCCAGTTATATCTATTACAACAAAACAAGAATACATATTGGCCCATTTATAACAAACTTCGGCCATTGTGTCTGGAGGTAGTTTTCCAACGTATTCCGCAACTTGTTCTCTTGTATCAAAATCAATAATTTGAAACGAACTAAAATCTTCACTATCCCCTCTGCTTACGTCAACACCCATTACGTATTTATTACCAATAACAGGTTCTTTCCATATCCAAAGAGCGTTCCCCATCATTTTGTTTTGAGGTTCTTTAATATAATTTTCTCTAATTTTTAATAATAAGGTAGAATCAAATACATTATCTCCGGACCCAAGAAAATTGCATTCTAATTCTTGTGATACTTTTCTTTTATCGTATTTAAGTTTTTTAACCATACCTTCAAACCAAGAAGACGATGGTTTATAACCGCTGTCCATTATAATTTTTAAGTCAGTATAATCTCTTTTTAAAAAAGGAATCTTTTCCCAACTAATAATATTATCTGTGGGATATTCTTCTTTATTTAACAAATAATGAATAATATCGTTTGTTTTAACCAAATATAAATCTTTAGTGTATCTAGGGTCACGAAACCAAAACATTTCAGAAATTTTAAAATCGTTCATATTTCTTAACGCTTGGTCATAAATTTCATAATAAATTGCGTCATAACCATTAGGTGTTGAAACCACAATAACTTTACCACCGGTAGAAAGTGATGCCATACAAGCCGCCCAAAAATCATTATCCGCTTCAATAAAGGCAGCCTCGTCAAAAATAAGAATTGTTGGAGTAAATCCACGTAACGCATCTTTTGATGTTGCTACCGCTTTAACTTCACATCCGTTAGTTAATTTAAAATGTTTTTGAGAATCTTTTTCTTTTGCAAAATCAATCCCAACCCATTGTGGCCACTGTCCTACAAAGGCTCTAATTTTGTTTGCCATTTCTTGAGAAGTATCAAGTTTGTTAGCAATTATAAGAACTTTTTCAGGTTTTTCTTTTTTAGCAAATGAAATTATTTTTGAGGCCCAGGCAGCGGTAACTGTAGATACTCCGGCTTGTCTGTATTTTAAAGCAATGTTTTCGTTAAAATTTTCATAATCTGTTAATAACGATATTTGGTCTGGAAATAACTCTAATGGAACGTATTTTGAAACCGTATTGTCGTAAGTCTGTAAATACGTTTTTAACGCATAAGGGGTGTCCCTCATACATCGTATGTATTCCATAATAACTTGTTCTTTAGATAAATTAGACATAATTTGTAGTAATATACTACAGCCCTAATGAAGATAAGTCAACATCATCAACGTCATCGTCATTGTCATCGTTACTAGACCCTAATGCTTGTTCTAAATCTTGTTTTTTTAAATCTGCAATAATTTCATTTACCATTCTTTGGATGGCTTGTTTACCAGCACTATCTCCTTTTAAAATTGAGTTTGCTAATTTTAAAAAATCTTTTGCTGAAATTTTTGAAAAACGAACAAATAAATAATGTTGAATAAATTTAGTGTCTTCTTCAAAAAGTTCGTCAGGATATGTGTCTTGCAATTTTTCCCAAAATATTGGACCTAATCTAGAATCCCATATTTCTGCAGGTAAAGTATCTTCAGCCCCTTGAACCATTTCAGATTGTTTAGGGTCATCAGGTAAACCATGTGTACCAAATACTTCATAAACACCTTTAACAAGTTCATGTACTAATAATGGAAAAGTTCCGGCTCTTGCAATTACTGTTGGGGGGTCGGTTTCGTCGTCAATTTCAGATTGTCCCATTTGACCTCCACCTGACGCTGCCATTGATTCCATATCCGGATAAATCCAATATAAGTGTTCCATTAATGATTGGGTAACACCATAAAGGTTCATTAATTCTGGGTTTAGTTGATTTATTTTATCTGACATTAAAACATACATATGACCACCTTTAAAAGCGGCTCCTTGAATTAAAGAATTAATAAATCTTCGTTTTGCTTTTTCTAAATTAAACTTTTCAAATTCATCCGCAAAATCTTTTAATTTATTTGGATTTTCTTCAGCATTTTTAAATGCATCTTCAATTTCTTCTTCATCCGGCTCTTCAGGTTTTTCTCTCATACCTTCAGCGGCTGACATTCCTCCATGTATTAATTTAGCATCAAATTGAAGACTTCCTTTTGGAATACCTAATTCTTTTTTAACTAATTCAACTGCTAATTTTTCAAGATATTCTTTATGTCTAGATTCTATGGACATAATTTTTTGAAGACCACCCATCGCCATTTGCATTAAATCATTAACTGGATTTCTTCCTTGTAAAATAGTAGTATCTCCTAAATAACGTCTTACTTTTTCTACGGAATCTTTAAATCTTTTAGAAGAAACAACTTCAAGAAAATCACGATTTTCTTTAGGTACAGCAGGATTTCCATGAAATGGGGTTTCTTTTTTTGTTATAGTATTTTCGATATTTGGGTCCATTCTTTCAGGTCCTTCATAGTCAATAGGCGCTTCAGAAATCATTTTTTTAACTGAGTTAATAATATCTCTTTCTTTTTTTGTTAAACTTTCGTTTACTAATGTACGTTTAAGTCCTTGACTTTCTTTAATTTTTTTTTCCATATCTATATTTAAACTCATATTAATTAAGATTTAACCCTATTGAAGAATATGTTAACCAATTTGGCATATTATTCTTTTTAGCTTTAGGTGCCGGTTTAGTTCCCGGTTTAGGTTTGTAAGGAGTGTCTGGGGTATTTGGTTTTGTTCCTGGTTTTACTTTTGGAGGAGTTTTAACCGGAGCAGTTTCCTTAGATGATTCTAAAATATTGTTTTTATAATTTATAAGATTAATAAAATCTTTTTTACTCATTTT